ATTGGTCAGCCCTCTATCAGCAGCGCCCCACGGCTGAGGAAGGCGATTATTTCAAAGCCGAATGGCTGAAGCCTTACGATAGGCTGCCGGCGCTCGAAACGCTCAGAGTCTACGGCGGATCAGACTACGCGGTCACGGCGGACGGCGGAGACTATACGGTTCACATCGTCGTCGGTGTTGACCCGGAAGAACGAATGTACGTGCTGGACCTCTGGCGCAAGCAGGCATCCTCGGACGAATGGGTTGAAGCCTTTTGCGATCTCGTGAACCAGTGGAAGCCCATAGAGTGGGCGGAGGAACAGGGACAGATCAAGGGCGGCGTCGGGCCGTTTCTCGATCGCAGACAGCGTGACCGCCAAGCCTGGGTCAAGCGCACCACGTTCCCGACCAAGGGCGACAAGGCGATCCGCGCTCAATCCATTCGAGGCCGCATGGCGCTCAATGGGCTCTATGTCCCTATCCACGCGCCCTGGTTCTCCGCCTTCCGGTCGGAGCTTATGTCGTGCTGGTCCGGCAAGCACGATGACCAGGCCGACGCTCTGGGACTGATCGGACAGTTACTAGACAAGATCATGGCGGGTGACAGACCAGACCCGGCATCGGAGAAGACAAAGCGCGATGATTACAAACCCGCCTACTCTCGCGACAGCGACGACGGCGTTTTGACCATCTAGGAACCCATGCAGACGCAAACCACTGAAGGCTACGGCCGGACAGGAGACGACGGGCAGGAGGTCTATTACTCCCTCGCCCGGCTGCGTAAGCAGTTCCAGGACTACCTGTTCCAGAAGGCCAACGAGATCGAGGAGCAGAAGGAATCTCGACGGTACTTCCACTGCGTGCAGTGGACGCGTGAACAGATGAAGGCCATTCGTGACCGCGGTCAACCCGTCACGACCACCAACGAATACGCCCGCAAGGTCAACGCCATCGTCGGCGTTCTCGAGCGACTGAAGCAAGACCCGAAGGCCATGCCGAACACGCCCCAGCACGCGGACGGGGCGGACCTTGGAACCGAAACGCTCCGCTACGCCATGAACTCCCAGCATTGGGATTCTATCCAGCCTTTCGCCTCCCGCTGTGGCGCGGTTGACGGCATCGGCGGAGTAGAATTCGACCTCGAGCAGGGCGACATGGGGGATCCAGAGGTTGGCCTTGCTACGGTGCAGCCAGATACGTTCTTTTACGATCCGCGCTCTTACGAGGCTGACTTCTCCGACGCACTGTTCCTCGGCACCACCAAATGGGTGGATCGGGAAGTCATCAAGGATATGTTCCCCGACAAGGCGGACGAGATCGATTCTGTTTCTGACTCTGGTGCTGATTTTGAGACCGGCTCTGACCGTGAGATCGTCTGGACCAACTCTTCCGAACAGATGGTCCGCGCCGTCGATCACTGGTACTACTGCAAGGGAAAGTGGAAGTGGTGCTTTCACATCGGCAACCTGAAACTCGCTGAAGGCGTCTCGCCCTGGATCGACGAGAAGGGCAAGACCACACACAAGTTCGAGATGTACTCGGCGGCGGTTGACCATGAGGGCGACCGATACGGGTTCCTGCGAAATCTCAAGTCCGCACAGGACGAGGTCAACCAGCGCAAGAGCCGAATGCTCCACATCTCAAACTCGCGCCGCTTGATCCTGAAGAAGAGCGCCGTCAAGGACGTGGAGCGTGCACGCAAGGAATGGGCGCGTGCCGATGGCGTCGTGGTGGTCAACGAAAACGCGGAGATCGGCCGAGACATCAAGGTCGATGACCAGTCCCAGGATTTCCAGGGTCAACTCGCCCTCTATCAGGAAGCCAAAACGGAGCTTGACCGGTTCGGACCCAATGCAACTCAGCTCGGCCAGGGTGATGCGGGCAAATCCGGTCGTGCGATTGCTCTCCTGCAACAAGCAGGACTGGCCGAGCTGGGGCCATTCATTCTCGCCTACCGGGATTGGAAGTTCCGCGTTTACCGGAAGATGTGGAACGGCATCCAGCGTCATTGGCAGTCCGAGCGGTGGATTCGCGTCACGGATTCTGAGGGGCTTATCCAGTTCATCCAATTGAACGGGCTCACCGTAGATCAGTACGGCCGCCCGGCACTGGTCAACGCGCTCGGCTCTCTCGATGTGGATATCACGCTGGATGAGAGCGGGGACGTCGTCACCACCTTGGCAGAGGCCCTTGAGACGCTTCAGAGCGCGCTCGCGGCTGGCATGCCGATCCCGCCCGATATTCTCGTTGACCTGCTTCCGATCCGCCAGGACATCAAGAAGCGGCTCAAGGAGCGCATGGAGCAGGCCCAGCAGCCCGATCCTATGGAGCAGCAGGCGAAGCAGGTTGCGCTCGAACAGGAGCAGGCGAAGACCGGCAAGGTCAAGGCCGACACGTTCAAGAGCACGGCCGACGCGGTCAAGACGATCTCGGAATCTCCGCTTGGCATGGGCGGTATGACGGGTCTTCCTGGAATGGAACAGCCAGCGCCCCAAGCGCCGCGACTGCCATCGGGTGGCGGAGCGGTGCCATCGCCTGCCATGAGTGGCAATCCCATGCCGATGGGTGGCAGCGGAGCGCCGCTAGACTTCAGTCGCATGATCGAGATGCAGGCCGCGATGCCGCCTCCGCAGGCGCAGCCGCCTATGCAGGGGTCGTTTGGGTTTTAACAGGTTCCGCCCGCGCTCGCGATAGAAGCGCAAGGGGATTAACATGAAAACAAAGACCGTCGAGACGATTACGACTTGCAGGTGTCGGAGGCGGCGCAGGAGTTGATCCGACTTGAGCGCACTCAGCACGCAGAGACCAGACGCCGCTTAAGCGAAGCGCTGCGTGCTCTGAACGCAAAGTAGATCGCCCGTCGTCTGCGATATGACGACAAGGCTCTGCGGGTGCCTTGAACCCGCTCCGCACCGCTCCCCGCGATAGAGGGCGCACACACTTCGAAGCCGGGCCTTAGCGCTCGGCTTTTTGCGTTGAGGCACGGACGAAACACGGCCCGCCAGCGCCCGGCGATAGGGGTGCATTCGTGAAATTCGCAACGAGATAGCGAAAGGACGGGAAGGCTATGGCCAACCACGAACAAGACGGTATTGGCGACGAGGACGAGTTGTTCTCGGAGATGTTGTCTGGGGATGCGCCGAAGTTCGACGCGGAACCGGATGACGAGGCAAGCGATCCGGCAGCGTCAGAGCCGGATAAAGCCACACGGGAGCGTGACGAGTTTGGCCGGTTCAAGGCCAAAGGCTCGGACACGCAGGATCAGCCGGTAGAGGCCGAGCCGCCGAAGCAGGAAACCCCTGTCGAAGCCGCAGCCCAGGACCCGGCACCCGCGCAGCAGCCCCCCGCAAGGGAGGATGATGACGGCAAGATCCCGTCGTGGCGAATGAGGGAGATCCGCGAGGCTCGTGACGCAGAACGCGCACGTGCCGAAAAAGCAGAAGCAGACGCTCGGCAGGCAGTATTTGCAGCCCAGCAGATGCAGAACGCTCTCACGGCTATGCAGCAGCAGCTTCAGGCTCTGCAGAACCCCAAGCCGCAGCAGCCCGCACAAGCACCGAACATGTTCGAAGACCCCGATGGCTACAACGGCCATTGGGAACAGAGGTTGGTGACGCAGGAACAGACGTTCCAGAAGCAGCTACGCCAGATGCGGTTGGAAAACAACCTGTCCATCACGGCGATGGTGCACAAGGACACGTTTCCTGCTGCTTACGAGGCGTTCACGCAGGCCGTTGACGCGGGCGACAGAGTACTTGCACAGCGCGTCTTCAGCTCGTCAGACCCTGGCGGCTCCATGGTCGCGTGGCATCGTGAGCAGAGCGCTCTGAAGGAGATCGGCGGAGACCCGCAGTCCTACGTCCAGCGCAAGCTGGATGAGGCGCTGAAAGATCCCGCGTTTCTCGCCAAGGCGCTCGAAGCAGCCAGAGCCCAAGCCAGCGGCCAGCCCGTGGCACCCGCCACGCCAGCCCAGCCCGCAGCCCGTCCTAACACCGTCACCCAGCTTCCGCCTTCGCTCCGATCTGTCCCCGGCTCTTCCGCATCTGCGGATTCGTCCGGTCTCGATCGCCTGAGCGAGGAGGAGCTTTTCAACTCCATCGCCCGGTGATCCCCAGGACGGGACCCGGCTTTTAGGAAAGGCTAACGCCAATGGCCGGCGTTTCTTCGACCCACTCCAACAACGCGGAAATCAAATTCCGCAAGCAGGTTCTCTTCGATTACCTGCGCAAGAACCGCTTCTCGCCCTACATGGGCAAGGGGCAGAACTCCATCATCCAGCTCTACTACGAGAACAAGGAAGGTGGTGATCAGGTCAACATCCCGCTCGTGAACACTCTCTCGGGTGCGGGTGTCGGCTCTGGCTCTCTCGTCAACGCCGAAGAGGAAATGGACTCCTACGGCTTCCGCATGTGGACCGATTGGGCTCGCAACGCGGTGGCCTTCAAGAAGAACCAGGTCCAGAAGTCGTCGTTCGATCCGCTCGCTGAGGCCCGCCCGGCTCTCACGCAGTGGGGGCAGCGCACGCAGCGTGACGAGATCGTGAAGGCGCTTCTCGCCATCCCGTCTGAATCGGCTCCGGCCGGTCACGGCGGTTCGGCTGGCGCACGTGTCAATGGCATCCTCTATTCGGCGGCCAACGGCTCGCAGAAGAATGCTTGGCAGACTGCCAACGATGACCGCATCCTGTTCGGCAACACTCTGACGAACATGGTCACCGGCAACCACGCCAACTCGCTCGCTGCCGTGCAGTCGAACGAGACCTTCACGGCCAGCGTGCTCCGTCTCCTGAAGCGCATTGCACAGAAGACGACGGGCTCTCAGCCTGCGATCACTCCCTGGCAGCAGGAAGACCCGAACGCGGAGTGGTTCCTGGTGGCGGCTGGCAGCAACGCCTTCCGCGACTTCTCGCAGTCCGATGAGGTCAAGCAGGCCAACCGCGAGGCCCGCGCTCGTGAGGGCTCGAACTGGGAGAAAAACCCTATCTTCCGTTCGGGTGACATCATCCTTGATGGCTGCGTGGTTACCGAGGTCCCGGAGATCGATACGATCCTCGGTCCCTCTCTCGCGACCGCTGGCGCCAACAGTGCCCGTCTCAGCCCCGTCTTCCTCATGGGCCAGGGCGCTCTCGGTATGTCGTGGGTTCAGAACCCGGCGCCCACGAAACGCTCGGAGGACGACTACGGCTTTATCAAGGGCGTCGGCATCGAGATGAGCTACGGCATCGGCAAGCTTGCAAAGGCTCCGATTGCTGGCGGGGCTCTGAAGGACTGGGGCATGGCAACGGCGTTTGTTGCCGCCACCAACGACGCTGAGACGCCGGTCTCGGCCTAACGTGATCGAGGGGGCGGGCTCCGGCTCGCCCCTTTCTCTCATTGGAGAGTGATTGATGACGACCAATATCAATGCCACCCATGAGTGGTCGGTTGCGAAAGCTGGACCCGCGAACGTCAATATCCAGAACGTGTCTGGGAACACTGACGTGGAGTATGCGGTGCTTGCTTCATCGCCCACCATCAATGGCGCAGTGCTAAAACCGTACTGCGCGCACCCTGTTACTATCGGGTCAGGAAAGAATCTATATGTCCGTGTGAGCGGGCCTGTATTGCGCGCTCTGGTGGTCGTAGTCGATGCCTAACGACCTCTCCGACCTCCTCCTCTGGCGGAGACGGAGGGGAAGTTCCACTCCGCCTGAACCGCCGCCGAGCACGCTCCTCCTCGGAGACGGCACATCGCATCTGCTCCTCGGTGACGGGGCGAGCAAGCTGAAGCTGGGAGAGACAAATGGCTGACAAGACGATCGCCGCGCTCACGGATGGCGCAACCGCGCACCTGACGGACAAGATCTATGCGAGCCGCGATCCGTTTGACGCGAGCGGCGACGTGTGGATCTGCCCGCAGTACATCCGCGACATGCTGCGCGGGTCCGAGCACACGTGGACCAAGACCCAGACCATCGCGCTCGGGACGATCACGGATCCCGCCAATATTCTCGCGCTGTCCGCCACATGGAACGATGCGGCGGATACGTTCGCCGGCATCGATCTCAATGTGACGGATACGGCGAGCGGCGTGAGTTCCATGCTGATGAATTTGAGGGTTGGCGGTGCGTCAGTTATGCGCGTCAGCAAGGGCGGCGGAGTAACTGCCGCCAGCAGTCTTCAGACATTGGGCGGGTCCATATTTATTACGAACAATTCAGGTGCGATCTATTGGGGCGCCTCCAATGACACTTTGCTGTCACGCGACGCCGCCAACACCGTTGCCCAACGCAACGGCGTGAACGCTCAGACGTTCCGCGTCTACAACACGTTCACGGATGCGAGCAATTATGAGCGTCTCGATATCGCTTGGAGTTCGAACACCGCCTCCATATTGACCATTCAAGCTGGGACCGGATCGGCAAGGTCACTTCAGCTTGGCACGACTGGCTCTAATTCCGTCAACATCACAACAAACAACACGGGCCGCTGGTCGATTAACGCGAGTGGTAATTTCCTGGCTCAGACCGACAATACCTACGACATTGGTGCGTCCGGAGCGAACAGGCCGAGATACATATATGTAGGCTTGAATGTAGTTGCTGGCGGGTCATTAGTCGCGAGTGCATCTGGGTCGCTTTTATTCACTGGCCGCACCCAGCTCGCAGCTAGCGCCGCCGGATTGCTGATGCTGGCTAACGCCGCAGGTACAGATTTTGCGCGCCTGCAATTTGGCGGCACAACGTCTAGCTTCCCAAGCTTAAAACGCGACTCCGCTGCTCTGCAAGTTCGCCTCGCAGACGATAGCGCATACGCGACGATCCAAGGCGCGCTGCAAACCGACGCGAACGCCGTGGCGGAGACCCCCACGGCCACGCACACACTCACGATCAAAGACGCGTCCGGCACCGCTTACAAGGTGCTGGCCGTCGCCGCTTAACACGGAGGGACCATGATCAAACTCGAACTCACTGAACAGGAAGTGCAGCGCCTGCTCCAGCTCATGGACGCCGGGCTGCGCAGCATCGGCCTCACGGCTGCGATCGACGCGGGCGCGTTGCTCCAGAAGATCGACGCTGCCGCTCAGGCAGCACGCGCCGAAGCCAAGGACGCCGCAAAGGAGGCTGCATAAATGGCAAACTATACGTTCACCACCACCGCGGATCAGGAAGCGGGCATCACGGCCGCGCGGGAGGCCTACAACGACGGGCTCCCCGACAGCGAGGAGGCTCCGCGCGCAGAGCACCCGGACTACAAGGCGAGCAACGCCGACTACGTCGCGTTCGTGTTCGCCCGCGCGACCGAGAGCTACCAGCGTCAGTATGGCGTGGGCGCGTTTGCGTCGTAGGCCCGCGTAGAGCCTGTGTTCGCGGGGAGTGGGTATTGATGGCCGTTCATTGGAGATGGATTGATGGCTGCTTCTGAACGTCTCTACAAGTCAGACCTTGTTGACGTTCGGCAGGATCATCTCTCCCGCTATCTATGGGCAGCCCAGAGGCTTGGTGACAGTGGCCGAGTAATCGATGCAGCGTGCGGATGCGGGTACGGATCGTCCATCCTTGCGGATCGCGGGTGCACCGTAACGGCCATCGATGTGTCAGAACCGGCGCTGGCCTATGCGAAACGCCATTGGGACCGGCCGTCGATCACCTGGGTGCAGATGAACCTTCTTGATGATCCCGTGCTTCCAGAGGCTGATGCAGTCGTGAGCTTCGAAACGGTCGAGCACTTGAAGCGGCCGAAGGTGTTTCTCAGAGCCGCGCACAAGGCAGCGCCGCGCCTTCTGGTGAGCGTCCCGAATGAAGATGTTGTCCCGTGGGCGAAGTTCAAGAACCCGTATCATTGCAGGCATTACACGAAAGAGCATCTAGACAAGCGCCTCCGCGAGTGCGGCTGGAAAGTTCAAGCGTGGTTTGGCCAGCGAGACAAGTTCTCGAACGTTTGGGCTGATCTGGAGGAATGCAGGACCATCATAGCCGACGCGGTGAGGGTCGAGTGACGGATAAGATCTTCGTCGTCTCCAATCGCAATGGCTCTATGAACGAGCACGCCATGGCGATGGCGGCTGGTCTAGAGAGGCACGGTTACGACGCGGTCATTGTTCCCAAGGGGTCCCTGCCTCCCGATGGAAGCCCGTTCATCGTGTGTTGGGGATGGCGCGAGGGAAGACGGCTCCGGGATGCTGGATACAACGTGCTCGTGATGGAGAGCGGGTACATCGGGGACCGGTTCCATTGGACCTCTCTCGGCTGGAACGGTCTAAATGGACGTTCCACGTGGAACGCTCCGGCAGACAATGGAGAGCGGTTCTCGAAGCACCATGGACACCTGCTCAAGCCGTGGCGGAAGAAAGATGGATACGCCCTCATCATGGGGCAGGTGCGCGGCGATGCAGCTTTGTCTGATGTGGTTATCGACCACTGGTATCTTAAGATCGCGGCGGAGATGCAGAGGGCCGGGTATCGCGTCAAGTTCCGCCCGCACCCTGAAGCGATACGGCGCGGAATTGCTGGCGATGTGCTAGCGAGCGTCCGGCTGAATGGAACCCTGGAGGAAGCGCTAGACGGTGCGTCGTGTGTCGTCACCTATAACAGCAACACGGGAGTTGATGCGGCATTGGCAGGCGTTCCGGTCATTGCCATTGATGAAGGATCTATGGCGTGGCCCGTGGCAGCGCATGGCACTCAACTCCAACTCGTGACACCTGATCGAGACGACTGGTGCAACCGCATGGCATGGCGGCAGTGGACGCCTGACGAGATCGCATCCGGCTTTGCCTGGGAGCATGTCGGCGCTGTTCTCAAGTCTATGACCGAGGCTGCAATCGACAACGGTCGAAAGGGACGGACCGCGCTCATCATGGGCGGCGGAGAGTGTGTTCGAGAGGACATCAAAGCCGCCCTGGCACTGTTCGAGCCTGATCTGCTTATCGCCGTGAACGACTTCGGCGCCGAGTGGCATGGCCGTCTCGATCACTGGTGCTCGATGCACCCTGAGAAGATGGAAGGCTGGACGGAGAAGCGTGCTGCGAATGGGCTTGGTCCCGCTGGCCGCATTTGGACGGCAGAGCACAAGGACAAGAAATACCCGTATCAACGTGTGGTGAACCCAGGCGGAGGCTCGTCGGCGCTCGCCGTCGCTGTTGCACGTGAAATGGGTGCGGAGCGGATCGTTCTCGCAGGCGTCCCTCTCACGTCAACGCCGCACTTCTTTGACGATGTGCCGTGGTGCTCGAAAGAAGTTGCGCACTACCAGCGCAATTGGCTCAGGCAGAAGAAAGAGCTGGTCAACTGTGTCCGCTCAGTCTCGGGCGGATTCACAGAGGAACACTTCGGACGACCGACGAAGGCATGGATAGAGGGCGAGGATGGGTCTGAAATCGCGGCGTGACCTCTGTGATCGCGCGCTCGAAGTGCTCACGGTTCTTGCGGCTGGACAGACGGCTGAAACCGAAGACTTGGCCCGCGTAAACGGCTTTGTAGAGACGACGATTGACGACCTCCGCGCTCGGGATGTGATCTACATCCCGGACTACGACGAGTTCGACACGCAGATCTTCGACGACCTTGCGAAGGTGCTGGCTAACAACAGCCGGGAAGCGTTCGGGATGGCCAACGATCCGCGTCTGGCGGCAACCGGCGCGGCAGCAGAGAACAGCCTTCTGATCAAGAGTGCTCAGGGGCCGACATACGCCACTCTCAAGACGGCATATATCTGATGGCGACGATCCCCTGGCCTCTCTCGACCTCCCCGGCAGAACGCCCGCAAGAATCGTCCGGACGCATCATCAACGGGTTTGTCGAGCCCCGTGGGGAGAATGCAGGTCCCTGCTGGAAACGGGCACCCGGCCTTCGCCGGTTTGTCGAGACGAATGAATCCGTGTTCCGTGGCGCCATCTCAATGCCAGGCGTCGTGTACGCTGGGTTCGAGGATGTAATTGTCTCGATTGAGCAAGGTGCGACGAGCGACGGCCTGGCTTGGATGGTGGCTACGCACGACACGCTGTCGGGGTCGGACAAGCTGTTCTTTGCGCGTAACAACAACTCTAACCCTGATATTGTCGCTGTCGGATCGGCCGGTCCGTTCGTGATCACGAGCGTTGGTGTGAGCGGGTATCCTGATGTTGACGTAGGTTCTCCGAACGCAGTCGCATTTCTCGCTGGGTACTTCTTTTTCACCTATGGCGATGGGAAGTGCCGGACCTCTGGCATCAACACGACGGACATCAATCCTGTAGACGTTGCGACGGCTGAGCAGCATCCGGACGGGCTCCTGCGTCCAGTCCCGTTTCGCGGCTACATGCTCCTGTGCGGAGCTCGGTCCATCGAGGTCTGGCAGAACAGCGGAAACGCCGAAGGATTCCCGTTCTCGTGGTCTCACACCATCCCGGCCGGTCTCGTATCTCAGCACGCCATTGCAGGAGGAACTGACGAGTTCTCGGAAGCGCTGATGTGGGTGGCCGATGACAGCACGGTTCGTCGCCTCGATGGCTACACGCCGACCAAGGTCTCTCCTCCTGTTCTTGACCGGCTCATAGAGGCTCTTGGCGACAAGACTGTCCTCGAAGCCTGCGTCTACACATCGGGTGGGCACAAGTTCTGGCAGCTCTCGTGTCCAGACTGGACATGGGTGTTCGACTTCAACACCGAGAAATGGACAGAGCGCGCGAGCTATCTTCAGAAGCGGTCTCGGATCACCCAGGCCTTCCCTATCGGCGGTTCGTTCCCCGGCGTGTCGAAGTGGCTTTGCGGGGATGTTCTTTCCGGAAATCTCCTAGAGATCGCGTTCGGAGTTCACACGGAGGACGGGGAGCCGTTCCCGTTTGTCATGGAAAGCGGCGAGGTCAAGAAGTTCCCAGCCTACACGCAGGTGTCTCGGGCTGACTTCGACTTCGCGACGGGTGTCGGTATCGCGACCGGCAGCGATCCGGTCCAGACGGAGCCGACCGTCAACATCTCATGGTCGAATGACGGCGGGGTGATGTGGTCGAAGCCTCTTCTCAGAGGCCTCGGGCGACAGCAGAAAGCCGCCAAGCAGGTCATAGTCCGCAACACCGGCATGACGAAAGCCGCAGGCCGTCGCTGGCGGATCGAGGTAGCCGATCCTGTTGACGTGGTGTTCTTCGGAGCGGTGCAGTCGGAAGAAGTTAGGGGATAGAAGAATGGCTGATTTCAATGCTGCGGAAGCGGCTGCACGATTGATGGCGCTGGAATCCGCGCAGGGCGGTCAGCTTGAGGATGGCACTGGCCCAGGAGGGATACCGGGCTATCTCGACCGCCGTGCTGAACGGAAGTTCAACCAAGCTGGAATTGACGCATTGTACGGCATCGGCGCTGGTGCTGCCGGGGCGGCACTCGCGCCGGCCACTGGCGGTCTTTCGTATATCCCTGGGTATGGCATCGCCGGTCTCAACCTCGGGCGGGCTCTGAGTGGCGTCGGTGATGCGACCCTCCACGCTCTTGCTTCGAACCGTTTCAGTCAGATGCCGGAGGCCCCGCCGCAGTCAGAGGCCGATACGGCACGGCGCCTTCGGTCTGGCAATTACTGATCCATGGCCAACCTCCGCCCTTTCCCGCAGCCTCACATCCAGGTTGTGGACCTGGAGCGGAGACAAGGCACACCACCGTGGCGAGACTACTGGGATAGCCTGGACAAGGCTGTAGCCGCTCTTCTCAAAGCCCCGGCCGGTTCGTTCGCGATTGTAGCGGACATCGACGGTGGCGGAGCCGAAATTGAAACCGGCATCAAGACGTGGGTTCAGGTTCCGTTCAACGGAGAGATCGCATCGGTCACCGCGCTTGCAGATCAGACTGGCAGCGTCGTCGTTGACATCTGGAAAGACAGCTACGCAAATTACCCGCCGACCAATGCCGACAGCATCACGGCGTCGGCGCCCGTCACGATTGCGTCGAGCAACAAGAGCGAAGACACGACCCTATCGGGCTGGACCAAGACTGTCACGGCTGGCGACGTTCTCTACTTCAACGTCGATAGCGTGACGGACATAGAACACGTCGTCATCAGTCTGGCGATCAACAAAACCTGATGGCCACGCAGCGCGTTCTCATCACGTCCTCGGGAACGTGGGTCAAGCCTGACGACTACCATCCTGGTGTACCGATCACGGTCGAGTGCATCGGAGGCGGTGGGGGAGGTGGTAGCGCCTCCGGAGCGGACGGGGACGCAGGGCGCGGCGGCGGCGCGGGCGCTTACTCAGTCACCAACGCTCTTACGCTCGGGAATGGAGCGCTCACGCTCAATGTTGGATCGGGCGGTGCTGGATCGACATCTACGGGTTCGAACGGCGGCGATACGTGGGCTAGCATCACGGGCTCTCAGCCTACCGATGCCAGCGAAGGATGCCTTGCAAAAGGCGGCCAGGGTGGCGGGCGGCTCACAGCAGGCGGTGCCGGTGGGCAGGCGTCATCTGGCATTGGTGATGTTCGGCGGTCGGGTGGTAACGGCGGTCCTGGCGGGTCTTCGAACATCTCGCAGCGTGGCGGTGGTGGCGGTGGTGGCGCAGCGGGACCGGACGGGGCAGGCGCAAGCGGCGGCTCTACGGGTCAGACAGGTGCGGGCTCTGGAGGCGGTGGCGCCAACGGTGGCGGCACGGGTGGATCGGCAACAGCCGGTATCGGTGCTCCTGGTGGTCATGGCCCGAATGCAGTCGGCGGCGGCGGAGAAAGTGGAGACGGATCTGACGGCGGCGGTGGTGGCGGTAGTGGTTCGTCCAGTCGTGGCGGTCACGGCGGCGCTGGTGCGGAATATGGCACCGCTGGCTCGGGAGGAGGTGGCGGCGGAGGCGCTGGCATTCTCGGCTCCTATGGCGGTAACGGCGGACAATACGGTGGTGGCGGCGGCGGCGGCGGTAAGGAGGGCATTCCTCTACTCGGCGGCAACGGCGCTCAAGGATTGATCATCATCACGTACACGGTGCGGCGCGGCCGGTCTCGCGCCTATGTGATTTCCTGACGGAGATAGAGGAAATGGGGCTCTTCGACGCGTTTTCGTCCAGCAGCGGCAAGGATGCGGCAATCGCTGCCAACAAGTCGCGCGTCTCTGGTCTCAGGACCGGAGAGGATCGCGCCTTCGGCTACATGGACCAGGGTCTCTCTGCGGCCAAGCCACAGTATGAGAAGGCGATCAATCTGTTCGACCAGTACACGCAGACGGGCGGACAGGCGACGGGCGCCTACGGTGATGCCATCGGGCTCAATGGTCAGGAAGGCTATGACCGTGCGGTCACGAACTTCCGCACCAATCCTGGCTATGACTTCGCTGTCAACCAAGCGACGGAGGCCGCGAAGCGGAATGCGTCCTCGCTCGGGATGCTCGGCTCCGGAAACACAATGATCGGCATTGCCGACCGCGCTCAGGGAATGGCGGATCAGCAGTTCCAGCAATATCTCGACAACCTGTATAGAGCGTCAGGACAAGGCCTCCAGGCTTCGACATCGCAGGCGGGGTATACCGCAGGCCTCGGAGATTTGGAATACGGCCACAACGCTGCCAAGGCCGGTCTTGCTCATGGCACGGAACAGGCAGTCGGCAACTCGAACTCTCAGCTTTACGCCGACATCAACGCTGCTAAGCAGGCAGCGAGCGGAAACGTGTGGAACGCGATCATGGGCGTCGGTGATCTGGCCGCGAAATTTTACGGCTCCTACAAGACGCCCACAAAAGCGGCATAAGCAGGGGACACCAAGCACATGCCCGCCTTTCCGAACTTTTCGTTTCCATCGTCTCAAACGCACGCGAACAACGCGTTTGCGCCCGCACAGATCGATTTCAGCAAGATCGGTCAGCTATACGATTCCTATTCTGGCGCCCAGAACGACCGCATGAAGCGCGATGCGTTCCAAGAGCAGCAGGCAGCAGCGAAAGCCGAGCGAGACAGGCAGGGCCAGGTGAGACAGGCTTTTGCTCAGGGCGTCCCGAGAGACGCACAGGGTAACCTCGATTACAACGCAATGTCTGAGAGGCTGTTGGCGCTCGATCCAAACTCGGGAGTCGATTTCCTGAAGCTCGGAAGCCAGGAAGCCGACAGGCGGCATACCCGAGAGTTTGACCAGAAGAAGTTCGATGCTGAGCAGACGTACAGGCAGCAGCAGCGTGCCCTGGAACGAGAAAAGCTCTCCAAGACTGGCAATGGCGTTGATTTTTCGCAAAGGGAAGCTGCTGCAAGAGCGTATGGCCTCGATCCAAACAGCGACGCCGGAAGAGCGTTCATTCTCACCGGAAAGATGCCGCGTGAGGATCAGCAGGCCCTAACCGCAACGGACAAGAAGGCTATTCTAGAGGCCGATGAGATGGTGTCCGTAAATCAGGGCGCCATCAACGCGCTCGATGAAGCGAATCGACTTAGCCCGCAAGCCTATGACGGTATGCTTGCCAGCCAGAGGGCATGGCTGGCGAACAATCTCTGGCCCGGTAATACGCCGCAGGCTGAAGCGACATCGAACCTCGACAATGCCGTTGTCGGAAACGCTCTTTCTCAGCTTAAGGCGATCTTCGGTGCCGCGCCAACGGAAGGTGAGCGCAAGATTCTGCTCGAATTGCAGGGCTCCGCCAACCAGCCAGCAAAAGTGCGAGAGCAGATCTACGCGCGAGCGCGGGCGGCAGCTGTAAAGCGGCTTCAGTTCAATGAGGATCGCGCGGCGCAGCTTCGCGGAGGAACGTTCTACAAGCCGCAGTCCGCCACTGGACCGCAACCGGCCCCGTCTGGTCTTGGGGGGGCTCCGATCCGCGCCAAGAATCCGCAAACGGGTGAGCAGATTGAGTGGAACGGACAGCAGTGGGTTCCCGTACAATGACGCCTAAGCCACCGCCTGGGTTTGAGATCGTTCCAAGCGCTTTTTCTCCGCCACCGTTGCCTCCTGGGTTTGAGCTTGTCGATCCAAGCGCTCCAGCGATGAGCGGTGAGCAAGCGCAGGACGCAGAGAGACGTAAACGGGCAGAGCAACGACTTGCCCGAGAACGAGCAGAGAACCCGGCATTCGACGCTCTGAATTCTCCCGGCGCTGCGGAGACTGCTATCCGTGGCGTGCCCCTTCTCGGAGGGTTTGTAGACGAAGCGAAAGCCGGCGTCTCTGCTGGAGCAAACTGGCTTACAGGCGGAATGGTCGGAGAGCCTTATGAGGACGCTCTCGCGTACGAACGCGCAAAGCACCGCCGTTCTGATGCGGAAAATCCCGTTGCAAACACGGTGACGAAGCTTGCGGGTGGTGTGGCGATGGCCCCGCTGACGCCAGTCATCAATGCGACAACGACGCTCGGACGTGTGGCTGCGGGAGGTACTACTGGCGCCGCTTATGGATTCGGTCACGGTTTTGCTGAAGGTGAAGGCGGATTTGGTGAACGCCTGGGCACTGCTGGAGATTATGCCAAGGTTGGTGGGGTGATGGGTGTTGGATTGCCATTGGCTGCCACGGCTTCCAGCGGCGCCTACAATGCTGTTCGCACTGCTGGACCGCAGATCGCGGCGCGCCTCCCAGGCCGCAATGCGGATGCTATCGCGGATGACATCATTCGGCAGCGTATTGAGAGAAGCGGAACAACACCTCAGGCCGTGCAGGCTGAGTTGCAGGCAGGGCAGGACGCCGCGCGCTTCGGGGGAAATAGCCAGGCGCAACTCCCGGAAATGATCGCGGATACGTCCGACTCCTTGCAGAGATTGACGGGGAGTGTCTACCGGCAGGGTGCCGAAGCTGGAGAAACTGTTCGCAGGGCGCTCGAAACACGCCAGCGCGGCGAGCCGAACCAGATCAGTAGGTTCGCGACCGGAGATACCGGGCAGCGCAGTCAAATTGACGACGCGCTTTCTCGGGCGCTTCAGCTCAGGACAAGTGGCAGCGCGCGTCAAACAGAACGGCAAATAGCGGCCGATCAGGCTAGGGAAGGGCAACAACTTTACGAGCAAGCCAGAGCAGCATCAGAGCCGTTCGACTTGCAGGGCGTCATCGACGGTATGACTATGCGAATCCAGGAATATCCGCCTGGAATTGCTGGCCGCTTGCAGAAGGCTGTAGATCTCTTCACGCAGCCGCAGAAGGCCGGTGCGGCGGATGCGGAACTCGCCCTCATGACGCGTCTTCAGAGACTTTCTGAGGACATGCAAGAGAAGATCGCGTTCGCGATAAATGATCGCGCACGCGAGCGGCTGACGCAGCGTTACGCCGTTCTTATGCGTCGTGGTCAGGAAGACCTGGCTACCCTTCGCGCGCAGAACAACATCTATACGGCGCAGCGAAAGCCTGTTGACAACATCGCGAGATTTGACGCCGCCAAGCAAGAGCTTGACGACATGATCGAAGCCGCTCGCAGAGGCGGGGAGAACAATCTCGCCAGACTGCTGACGGGTTTCAAGAACGACATGCTCAGTGCCGTTCATGCTCCGAACGCGGCCGGGGAACCGACGCGGAACGTGCTTTATCAGCAGGCGCGCAATGCATGGGGATCTGCCGCAGAAAATCGCGAGGCTATCGAGCTTGGTCGAGCCGCCTTGCGAGAGAATAGTGAGATCTCCGTAGAGCAGTTCCGGAACTTGACTCCTGGGCAGCAGACGTATTTTAGGCAGGGATTTCTTGAGAGTGCTCGAAACGCTCTTGGTGATAGACGTTCTGGCAACGACGCAACGCTGCCGTTTCAATCCGCTCGTGTGCAGGAATTGCTGCGTGAGATTATTCCCAACGCGCGTGGCACTAACGGCGTGTTTTCAGACCGCTCCGGGCGCTTCGGAGAATACCTGTCACGTCAAGAACGAATGGGCCAGACCCGCAACCGAGTTCTTGGGAACTCGGCAACGGCACAGCGACAGCAGGATGATGCAGAGTTCGCGGCTGACGCCTTGTCTCGTGTCATGATGGGTCTTAGAGGTGGAACAAACGCAGTGCTTGAAGTGGTCGGCGCAGCGTTGACGCGTGCAACTGCTTACCGCCAAGACGTGGCTCTCGCGCTGGCCCGTAGGCTTGTCGAAGCTGACCCTGCCGCACAGACGCGCATCCTCACAAATCTTCAGCGCGGAATCGGGCCTGGCCGGTTCCAGGAATTCACGAGGGCACTCGATCGCGCGATACCATCGCTTCCCGGCGTCGTGGGAGATGAGGACAGCGGACCAATGACTCCGCCTGAT